TAAACAAATATAAGACTATATTTTAATCAAACAAGTTGCCTACAAAAAAAGCCACCTGTTAAAGTGGCTCTAATCCGTTTAAATATACCTCTCGACTAACGTAGTTATCTAACTTGTGAAGTGTTGACAATGTGACGTCTTTGCCTTTGAGGAAGTTGTTTACTTGAAAGTGATGCATCTTGTATCCTAATAGCTTAATGTCCTCTACGATTTGGTTTCGTGTTCGGGTAAGTAGGAGTTTGTGTATCTGCTTCCGTAGGTCTTCGTCATTGATGTACATATCAGAAGGGTAGGTCATCGTCAATACTATCTCCAATTGGCGCACGTTCAACTGGTGCTACATATGGCTCGCTAAATGAAGCCGAGAAGAAACTTCCGTTTTTGCCTTGCTTTACCCACAAAGCTACTTCCATCTCTTTGCCGTTTACGTTTACCTTTCCTTTGTAGTCTGGGTGGTTCTCCGCTTTCTTTTTGTCGTTCTTAAAGATTGCTCCTGTGTTTGTTTTGTTTTCCATTATAAATTAAATTGATTACTAAAATAATTGCTACTGCCGTTACAAGTAGCATTGTGCAGATTGCTGCGAGGTATTCTTTTTCAGGACTCATAGGTTTAGGTTGTCTTCGTTTATTAATTCGCGGAGTTTATCTCTCCAATAGTGAGTTACTTCCATTTCTGCTTCAGTTGCCTCTCTCTTTCCAATGTATCCGTGTTTCACCACCGAGCGCATTTCTTGGTCAAGATTCCATACAACATCTTTCCAACTACTGCCATCAATGGCATCTTGCAGGTCTTGGGTTTCGTTGTGGTCAAAGTGTAGCGTTGCTTTCATTGTCTATTATTTGCACATCAATATTCACTTGCTTACCCTCGCTTAATATCTGCGCCAAGTCATCGACTAAATCTTGAATCAATCGCCAGTTGCTTACGGATATTTTTTCAAGCGTTTGTGTTTCAAAATACTGCTCGTGGTAAGTAGTACCCTCACCCATTCTTATAAATTCTGTTTGTATCTTCATTGTTCTTGTTGTTTAGTTTACATTTCGTGTTTAGATATGTGGCAATTTTTACCCCTTATCCTTGTCCATATTGGTCAACTGAATTAACGCGTCTTTTTGGTTCTTTTTGTATTCGTCTTTTAGTCGCTCGCAGTACAACGCTGCATCTAACATCTCCTCCTGTAAGTGCGTAACCCAGTCAATGAAGTCTAAATCAGTTCGTGTTAGCATAGCGCCGTACTTCTCTATTCCTCGTTGTGAGCGGTCATAAAACTTGCTCATCACTTTGAGTACGATTGGGTCTTCTACTTGTAGTTTCAGGTTCATAGGAATTTCATTAAGGTGTCGTAATACAATCTGCAGTCTTCTATACGGTCTTTAATTTGTTGGATGACTGCTTCGTCTTTTTGTACGTAGAATACTTTTACTCTGCGGTTCTTTGGGATCTGACTAAATTCGTGTTTGCGTAGAATCTCCTCACGCAAGTCGTAGTCCTCGTCAATCTTGTGCAGTTTCCAATGCGCTCTGCGGATTTCGTCCTCTACCATTTCGATAGGTGTATCTACAAGGCAGTAGCAAAGCATTGATTCTTGCTTACCAGTCAACCACATATAACCTTGTAGCTGATAGAAGTAGTCTTTGTTAGGGATTTCGGTATCAAAAAACGGAAAGGTAGTAGCATCCCAAGAGCTTTTAACGTCAAGCAATACATCCTCCGTGTTTACGTCAGGTGTTCCCTTTATCCAATCGTTCTCGAAGTAGTCTTCGTTCTTGTAGATAAATTTGACGTCTAACACATCATTGACAAGTGAGATAGATAAATCCTCAACTGCGTTGCCTTTATCCGTGTAACGGCTTGAAAAGTCCTTCCTGATGCCGTATTTCTCTTGCAGCACGAGTTCGTGGATGTAAGTTTTTGCCGTTTGGGATAGTAGTTCGCTTTTAGAGCGTGGTGTTGCCATAATCTTTCCTATGGCAGAACATCGAATCTTGAGAGCTTTCATAGTGCGTTTAGCATATCAATTTGACCTTCAGTTAATGCAAAGGATGATTCGAGTTTCTCTCGTGTAAATTCACCTTTGGCAATGGCTTGTACCGCTGCGCTGAAACGCTTTTGATCAATAGCAGGCAGTTTCTTTTCAGTCTTTACTTGCTCACCTGATGCATCCGTGTCTTTGTCCGTTACTAAACCAAGTGCTGCGCTTAAAGCATAGCGTCGGTAGTACGTTACACCTGATCCAAAACCTTGATAGTCATTCATACCCTTGAGTTGAACGTAAGGAATCATACAAACCGACTCCATAAACTCACCGCTCTCGTGGAAGATAACCGTCTTGAGGCAGTTTTGCCCTTCTTGGTTTGTAAGTTGTTGGGTAAATCCAAGTCCGTGTTTCTTTAGGATAGGATTGATTACCTCAAAAATCTTGGGTAAATCTGCGTAAGAATACCCATAGCCTTGTGTGGCTTTGTGAATTACTGGCACTTCCTGCTGAAATGCTGCCAAACTTTTAAATAAATTTTTCATAGCGTTTATTATTTTGTGCGTTACGGATGCGCACCCCCCTGTTTAATTAGTAACTATCGGAGTAATACTCTTTGACACCGTCTATAAATAGATAGCGCTCTGCAAGATACCCTCTTTCATTTTTTACATCAACGTACACCTTTTGTTTAGCTATCCACCCGTCCGAATTTAAACCCTCTGCATTATGCTTCTTGCTTAACTTCGCTGCCAGTTTCAATGCTGCGCTTTTTGTTTTGCGCTCGTGCCATTGTAGTATATCCATACCACCGTCAATGCTACATACTTGTATTGAATACATCATAGCGTTTGTTTTTATCAATGAACTTATATACAAATATAAGCATTAATTACATACAAATATAAATTTTAACAAAAAATTAACAATTTTAACTAAATTTTAACAACTTGATTAGTTTTTAAACACCGCTTTGTTTAATATCTAAACACTTTTTCTTGTAAGTTTTGATCAATTGTATTTTTAAATCTAAATCACTACTTACGTCATTCAGTTGACTGTTGTCTATTTCGTAGGTATCAGCGAATAAATCAAATGTAGTTCCATCAGTTCGTGTTCGAGTAGTTCCCTTTGGATAGTATGTTCTTTTGGTTTTAAATTCGTCTTTATCTATCCAACCGCAAATAATTAACTCTTGAGTATTTTTGTTGTAGCTACAAAACAAATAAATATCCGTGTTCAGGTAGTCTTGAAGTTTAAGGAAGTTGTTTGTGTATGTCGGTTGGGCATCAGTAGTCCTACCCATAGTCTTTACGTCAATTCTATATCCCATAAATTCCAAGTCTACACCTCCATCAAAACCGCCATTAGGGTCTATGTATCCACATTCGAACAAATCCATCACAACGCTTTGACCTATGATACCAGTTAATTGTTGCTCCTTGTTTCCGTTGGCTTCTTTTCTCATACCAAAATTAGTATGCTCTACGCATTCACGGCAATGGTTTATTATGTCATCTGATACCTTTACTTTAAACATCTTTTATCTTGTTTTTGTAGGTTTTGATTATTTCTTTTAGTTCGTCTTTGGTAAATTTTCGTGTTACTCTTGCTCGTGCCTCAAGTTGGTCAAATCTTTCAGCTCCGATTTTAGTTAGCAGGTTAGCTCTATACTCAATTAGATTACCTGACAAGAAGCTATTGCACCTCTCGCATTGCAGGTGAACATTATCCTCATCAAAACGCACGTTCCAATGATTGTTAGCGTTGAAAAAATGCCCTGCGTTTACCTTTTTAGGTACTTGCTTACAGGAGATGCAAAGTTCGTCTTTGTCTCGCTCCCTGATGTATTTGTTGAATACCATTTGAGCTGCCTTTACGATGTCTTGTACAGTCTCTAAATCGGCTTTCATTCGTGTTTTAGTCTGCTTCCATTGCTTCTCTTTGGCTTCAGCTACAAAAGCACGAACACACTCGTCTTTGAGGCAGTATTTATGATTGAAGCGGATAGGCTCAAACTTCTCCTTGCAGTTCTTGCATCGCATCAGTCTAATTCGATTACTTCTTCAATCCATTGGCGAAACAAAATCTGCAACTGAATCTGCTCGTCAAATATCTTACCTGCGTTCTCTCCGTCTATTCGTAGGATGTCTCTATCTACTCGTTGGATTTCTTCTGCAAGCATATTTGCTTTGCGTTTAAGTCCTTGTTTAAAGACGTACTGGTCGTTAAGGTCTTCGATGAAGTCTGCCAACACAGGAAGGAAGGCGGTCAATGCTACTAATTTTTTCTCTTTTTTCATTATGTTTAGTTTAAATGTAATACTTTCTTAATTCTCCTTGCTTTAAATTTACGTCTAAATCTTTCAACGTTTTTATGTAGTTTTTGACGGAGTTTTTTTCTATCTCCAAAAAGTTGGCTATCCCTTGCAATGTTCTCGGCTTCTCCTTTAAGAAGTCAATTAGCTTCATTACTTTGATTTGCTTGTGAGCGTATAATCGTTCAAATTTCTCTTGGTTCATTTTGTTCGTTTTTAAATAATTTTTCTTTTTGTTTTTGAGCGTATTGCTCCCAATATTCTTTACATAAAGTAACTTTAAATGCCATAGGTTTTGAATCTTCAAAATCTTCTATATTGAAAGTTTGTTCACCTATTGTTACGCTTACTATGCCTCCTATTTTTTTCATAGTTCTACATTTTTGTATTTAATTTCTTCTTGTAATTCTTGGTAGGCTACTCGCAGTTGAGCGTTTCGTCTTGCCAGTTGGTTAAGCTCTCGGTTGAGATTTGTGATTTCGTCTTCAAGTAGGTTTATAACCTGAATCGTCTCAAGTAAATACTCTTCGCTTTCCTTACCTCCGTTGATATAGTCTTTAGCTTCAGGCTTGTCCTTTT